GGAAGCTTTGCTAGCCGCCCGACGTAGTCGGGCGAGCTTCCCTCCACCCATACCTAACGATCTAGAGAGGATCTATGCCTAGCAAATATAGGGAAGTGTTACAACCGCCTGTGGGAATCCGATATACGTCGTGGATGAATACATCCTCGCCGTTCATTCGAGATTATACCTCGGACGCATATGTAGCTTACTCCCGTAATCGTGCTTGGTCAACGACTCCAAACTGGAAAGTGGTTAGGCGACAAACATCAGACGAGCGTGCTCGCCTAAGGTCGCTTGGGTATACGGATAATATCCAGAAACGAAAACACTCCAGGTGTACGGTCACGTTCCCTTCCTTCAACGGAGGGTGCAGACTAACAAACCAGAGTTTCGGACACGGCCTTTATCCAACAGCCAGTACAACCACACTGCGCCATATAAACCTTGAGAACGCAATGTTTCAAAAGGCGGCTGGCAAAGTGGGGGACAGCACCGTTAACCTAGGTGTTGCTGCTGCCGAAGCTAAGAAAACCTTCGACATGTTTGCAAAAACTGTTGCAGACCTTAGCCAGGCTTACAGGTCGGCAAGACGAGGTGACTGGCGTAAAGCCGCTCGTCATCTTGGGATAGCCCGGCCTGCTAAAGCAGGTAAGATGAGAAACTTCCGGGATAACTGGTTGGAGTATCGTTATGGCTGGCGTCTCCTCGTTCAAGACATCGATGGTGCCGTAAGGCACCTCGCCCAGCAGTTCTGCGATCATCCTCCTATCCGGCGCGTAAAAGTGCGGGGTACGGAGGACGGTGGAGGAACTAACTGGACGACGAGGATTAGTAATACTCCTGACCAACGGAACATCAATACTTGGTGGGATGTGCGCGTCTCTGACGTCATAACCAATGAGGTTGTTGTGGTGTATAAATTCACCATTCCGAACAGTCAGTTGTCCAAGCTCAATCAGCTAGGATTGCTAAACCTAGCCTCGGTTGCTTGGGAGACGGTGCCCTTCTCGTTTGTGGTCGATAAGCTTATCAACATTGGCGAGGTCCTCAACAATATGACTGCCTTCTATGGCAAGACGTTCGTTGATGGATGCGTCGTGAGAAAGCAGACGATCACGAGGACGGTAACACCGTTGGGGGTTTGGACCGGTACTAACAGCCCCGAAGTGAAAGGGACCATAGATGGTTACCCCTACATGGAGGCGGAAAGTATCGACTTCAAACGTTCGGCTCTAAACGATTTCGTGACGGCACTACCCAGTGTTGCATGGAATTTCACGGCCACCAACTCTCTTGATGCGTTAGCGATTTTGTCGCAACTCGCATCTCGAAGATAATTCCTTTATAAGGAGTAACAAATGGCAGCAGCTGCTACTCTCCAGTTGAAGAACTACGCGGCGGTTGAACAAGCGTTTGCGGTGGACACGGTAAAGACCGGTGAATATGCTAAGTGGGCTGATCGCTCACAGGGCACGTTCCTCGGCACTGCCTATGCCTCACTAACGCGGAAGTCATCTCCGCTTGCAACTGGAGTCCGTAAGGTGCAGGGCAAGATTACTTACCCCACCATTAACGGCATTACTGGTGCGCTCGATCGGACGCACATCGGTACTTTCGAGATCGTGATTCCAAATTCCGGCACTCTAACCGAGCGTCGGGAATTGACGGCACGACTCCGGGATTTTATCATTGACGCGGTAGTTACTGCCGCTGTTGACAATGATGAAATGCCGTGGGGTTAAACCCACAGCTTAAGCATATCGCTTAACCCGCAATGCGCGAACGCGCTAGGAAAGGTACCCGATGGCAAACAACTTGAATCGAGAATTGGGCAACAAAACCAGGCGCCGCTGGGACCGACGTAAGTCGGTTGATGCGGTTCTAGAGGAAATGTTGACCCGAGCTACAGATGTTACGTTACCACGTGCTTCTGTGGTCCAGTCCGCCTCCCACCTGTGGGAGAGTCTAGACACACCAACCAGTTTGGGGCTCTATCTCTGCATGAAGTACGGCGACCTTGTGTCTGTCGTACAACATAAGTTTCAGATTTCATGCTACGAGCCCGTCTTCCACCATTCCAAAGATCGGATTGACCGTGATTATCAAGCGGTCAGTTATCTATCAAAGGTTGAGTGGGAGATTTCTGGCTTAGACCCTTCCAGCGCAGCGATCTCCTCAGTTTTAGAATTCGAGGAGGTCTGTCGTCTAACCAACGAACGCTTTACTGCATATTCCGATGGCGGTTATATTCCGCCTGCCCTAAATCAGGTACTTCATCTGATGCAAGGCATTATTAGTCGGGTGCTTGGCGATCTGAGGCCGGACGAGTGGATCGAAGCGTGCCGTTTTGGTCCTGGGGCGTGTTTCAAAGTCCGAGGCACTACGAGCTACGATAAGATCGGGGCGAAGCCCAGTGTAACTATGGACTTCGCACTTCTGGGACTTGCGCTGGTTAACTCCAGCCCGAGTTGGATCAGCTCCATCCGGGGCCAGGGTAAGGACGATTTCAGCGGTGATGAACCGCTAGGTTATCCTAAACCCTTAGCTTTGGGTGATTTACAGCTGGTTCGAGGCGGCAATTTCTCCCTTGTTCCCAAAAAGGCTACAACACATCGTGATATTGAGGTGCAACCTGCTCTAAACGTCTATGCCCAACTCGGGCTCGGCGCTATGATACGGAAGCGTCTCAAAAGATCGGGATTAGACCTTGACCGGCAACCGGCTAAAAACCGGGAACTAGCTAGGCTCGGCTCGATCTACAATCACAATGCCACTATCGATATGCGCGGCGCGTCTAACACAATTTCCAAAAAGCTGGTAGAGTTTCTCTTCCCAGTTCGATGGTTTTGTGCTCTTGACATCTGCCGCACGCGTTACCTAGAAAACTTTCCTGAGGACGGTGATCTACTACCGCTCGAAAGGTTTTCATCTATGGGTAATGGCTACACGTTCGAGTTGGAGTCCCTGATTTTCTGGGCTTTAGCTAAAGCGTGTGCATCGATTTGTGGGGAAGCCGACCACGAAATCGCAGTTTTCGGCGATGATGTGGTTTGCGGACAGCAAACTGCTAAGCTGTTCGCTGAGTATGCCCTATCCTTGGGATTCATTGTAAACCAGGACAAGAGTTTCTTTTCTGGTCCCTTCCGTGAATCTTGTGGAGAAGACTATCTCTTGGGCAGTAACATCCGACCTTATTTTCATAAAGGCACAGATACTGATGGACTTCAAGCTATCGTTTCGCTGTGTAACGGGCTCCGACGGAAAAGTATGCAAGCTAGTCAGGGTGTTATCTCTGATAGCTTGTACTACCGCTGTTGGAATTACGTACGGCGACTCGTTCCGACAGATATTCGCTTAACCCTTTCTGGACCCTGGTCCGAACAAGACCAGTGGTTCATCGAGGATTCAAGTGTTTATCTTAGGAACAAGGCACTGCAGTACCGTAACTGGTGCTGGACGTGTCCATCTGTGTTAATGTCCTTCCCGAGAATTACACCCCACAGCTATCTCTCCGCGAAAGCGGCGATGTTATATGGGCTCGTGGTCGGACCTCTTACGGATGCTACGGAGAGTTACTATGCTGATGCGGACTTCTACGACTTTCGCAGTAAACGAAGATGTTCACCGTTTGCTGTGTTATCGAAGAGTTCGCTGAAGCTAACGCTGACTGTTACATCAACAGAAGTGAACCCTTGTGGACAGTGGTCGCATTTGTAAGTTGACCTAGTTCCACTTTGCTCGGGTTTGTGACCCGAGGGATTAATGGATAAATGCCGC